TAATTTAGAATACGAAGTAGAGTATGTTTTGTGCAAAGACGAATTGGACTTATTTAACCGATATTTTGAATTGTTTTTGGAATTAAATCCTTTGGTTATCTACGCTTGGAATGGAGACAAATTTGATTTCCCGTATATTTACAACAGGTTAGTTAAAATCGGACTAGATCCTAACAAATTGAGCAATTTTGGCAACTGCGACCTTGTCGAAAAGGAATACAATGGTATGGCTGAGTATAAACTTTCATCCCCAGGTCATTATTACTTAGACATGTTGCCGATTTATAAGAAGTTTACATTCAAACCGCGTCCAAACTACTCACTTGACACCATAGCAAATATAGAACTTAAAACAACCAAAGTCCAACATACAGAATATGCAGCTTTTGATGATTTTTACTCAGGTAAATATGTAATCCCTACAAATCCCACTAATGAACAAAAAGAGTCTAGTATTTATAAAGCTGCTGTTGCTGGTGATTGGGAAGCTGTTAAAGAGTGGAGCCATTCGAATTTCGTCTACTACGGTTGCAAAGATACGTTCTTGATACAGCAAATAGACGACAAGCGAAATTTCACAGTGTTGTTGTTTGTTTTGGCTAACAAGATGGGTGTGTTGCTGCCTGATGTTTTGGGGACTGTTAAACCTTGGTCGCAGTACATCAGCAACAAAGCTCTTTTAGACAACAAAGTAGTACCTCCTCGAGCTGAACAGTCAGACCCACATGTAACTGGAGGTTATGTGAGAGAAGTTCAACGAGGTATGCATAAATGGATTGTGTCCATTGACGTCAACTCGATGTATCCACTGTTGGGTATGGTAGGATTCAACATGTCACCAGAAACGTTCATCCCGACTGGGAAACTAGCTCCGGAGTTGAGGGATTGGATGTTGACGTATTTCAACGACCAAGATGAAGAAAAACGACTGAATATGTCACAAACTGCTAAAAAACAAACAACAACACTGTTGAAAAAACACAACGTGTCGGTTGGAATCAATGGAGCTGCTTTCGACAAAACTAAAACAGGTATGATTCCTGAACTGGTAAACAACATCTATGTTGATAGAAAAAAAGCTAAACAAACACAGTTCAAATACGAAGAACGAGGAATTTTAATATCTGAAATATTAAAAAAACGCAAGGAAGGACTTAAATGAACACAACAAACACACGATCTCGTTTCTGTTGGTGTTGTGCCAAAACTACGACTGACTGGTGGTGGAAAACCGGCACTAATATCACAACTCGACAGTTTTGTCATAAATGCACTAAGTTGTCGCGAAACGAACGACAATCTTTAACAACTGCACATTTATCGCAAGCTCTCAAAGACCTTTAGATGTCAACTGTGACTAAATACGAGCGGTGGTACTTTAACATAATCACAGCTGCTGTGAAACTCAACCGAACCAAAAGAGATGGAATTTACTACGAACTTCACCACATTTTGCCAAAATGCATGGGTGGAGATAATTCATCCAAAAACGTAGTGTTGTTGACAGCTAAAGAACATTACGTTTGCCATCATTTGTTGTATGAGTTTTGCAGGGGGTACGATAAACTCCAAATGGCGGTGGCGTGGAGACGAATGTCTACAGATTTTAGAAATGATAAACAAAGGTACGTCAACAGCAATTCATTCGCAATTGCTAAAAAACACGCAAGTTTAGCTATTTCTGAAATGAATTCTGGACCCAACGACGTTCTACGAAACACACTCAGAAACAAAAGCGTTAAGAAACAAAAACTTGTGTTCGTCAACGTCAACACTGGTGATAAATTAGTAGGGGATAAATTTCAACTCATGGACTATGATTCGAATCTAAGCCATCACGAGGTGGATATAATATCAAACAACCACCACAGATGTTGTAAATGTTGGATGGTTCAAACTGGCGACAAAACTCCCAAACGGTGGTCAGGAACTGGAAAAAATTCCCCAAGTGCTGATATGAACGTGTACACGTTTGAGTTAAACACTGGAGAAACTTTCACAGGAACCCGAGGGGAATTTGTTGAAGTTTACCCTGAACTCAACTGCACAACTCAAGGACTCTGTGACATTATTAAAAAAAGACAACACACTCACCGTGGCGTGAGTGTGAAAGGAGTAAAAACATGTTAGATTTATCAGATCCGTTGCTGTATTCTGAAGAACAACTTAACGAACTCACAGACGAGGAATTGAACGAGCTGTACGACAACTGTGTTTTTTTAGAGTCGAGATTCAATACCGAACAGATGGGGTTGAAAATTCTAATAAACAGTCTCTATGGGGCACTAGCAAATAAATGGTTTCCTTTGTTTAATGAAAAAATGGCACAAGCCATTACAGGAAACGGCCGGTATTTTATTAGAATGTTAGCTGATCGAATAGAATCAGCGTTACAAAAAATGCACAAATCTAACCAAAAATACATAATATCAGGCGATACCGATTCTGTGTACTACACAATCGAACCGTTCATGAACATGTACAAAACAAAAAACCCAAACGCAACCCAAGGAGAGTGTGTGGATTGGGCAGATATGTTTGAAAAGAAAATAATTCAACCAGTTGTCAATGATTGTATATCAGAATTGTGTGAGAATTTAAACGCTTACAATTCTGAAATTATAGGAGCTGAACGCGAGGTCATTTCAGACGTTGGTGTTATTGCTGAGAAGAAAAAATACTACATTCGTGTTTTGGATTCAGAAGGTGTTAGATATACAGAAGGAGATCCGTATATTAAAATCATGGGGTTGGAAGCTATTAAATCAAGTACCCCCGAGTGGTCTAAAAAATACCTAAAAGAATCAATCCCTCACATTTTAGATAAATCTGAAGGAGAATTGAATAGTTGGATTAGAGAACTCAAAAACAACTTTACAAAAATTGACTTGAATAAAATAGCTATTATCGGAGGAGTTTCGAGGTTAGACTATAAAGATACAGATAAAGCGATTCCAATAGGTTCAAGAGCTTCCATATGCCATAATAAATACATCGATGAAAATAATCTACAAGATGTGTATGATAAAATTCAACCAGGAGATAAGTGCAAACGAATATTCCTAACATCTCCAAACATATTCAAATCGAACATCGTGGCTTATAACTCTGAACGATTTACAGAAGATATCCTAAAACACAACTGTGTAGACTACGACACTCAGTTCCAAAAAGGTTTCTTAAACCCTATAAAATTGATGACTAACTGCTTGAATTACAACCTAGAACGCGAAACGGAGACTTTTGATGATTGGTGATACTACAAATATACATTCAACAATTCATTTAAACTCTTTGGAAGATATAGCTACGCTAGATGCTAATTGCATTTTCCCAAAGATCGACTTAATAACATCACACTCTGAATTTGTAAAAACTATGATTGACACAGCAAACAGAAGTTCAGCTCACGTGAAATTAAGAGCGTTAGATATGTTAAAACGCGAATACCCAGAAGAATTGGTTTGAAAAAGAGTAAACTGATGATCACAGAAACAAACGCTGAATCAGATAATATAGACTGGTTGTGGTAAACCACAGTGAGTTTCCAATTCCCAAAGTCCCTGGGAAAACACAAAGATGAAGTTGAGGAGTTCTTGAAGGAAAAATACCCAGAGGAGTTTTTATGAATTTAAGTCCAACCAAAAGTGTTTACTTCATCTGTTCTTTAGTATATAATACTCAACATGGTTACTAAAAAGAAATCCTTGTTGGTAGGTGATATAAGACGCACAGATAATGGTGAAATGTACGTATTCGACGGAACTAAACGGGTTTCGACGGTTTAAAAAGACACGTTAAATGAAAAATACCCAGGTGATTTGATATGAACGAACTTTACGCAACAAGTACAATCGAAGAGCAATACGAAGAAGAGCAATACGAAGAAGAGCAATACGAAGAAGAGCAATACGAAGAAGAGCAATACGTTGATTGGAAGATGACAAACGAAGAAGATGAACGCAAATGTGAAAATCTCGAATCATCTATCAAAAAACACAAAGATGAAGTTGTTGAATTCTTGAAGGAAAAATACCCCGAAGAACTTGTTTGAGTTCGTTTGAGTTCGTTTGAACTTGTTTGAGTTCGTTTGAGTTCGTTTGAACTTGTTTGAGTTCGTTTGAGTTCGTTTGAACTTGTTTGAACTTGTTTGAGTTCGTTTGAACTTGTTTGAGTTCGTTTGAACTTGTTTGAGTTCGTTTGAACTTGTTTACAGCTGTAGCATGTTAGTATATAATCAACGTTAGGAGTAACATTATGAAAAAACAACCCATGACAGAACAAGAACAGTTAATTCACACCATTAAGAAACACGCAATGAATTCATACTACGGTAGATATGTTTTTAAAACGGAGTCTTGAATGTTTAAAATACTAACTGGGTCTATTAATAAACACGCAAACCCAACTGATGAAGAAATAGCGAAAATACCAAGTTTCATTTTCTGCAGGTGGTTAAGCGGCAACCCTTACGCCATAAGAGCTGCTAATATCTTCAACATGTATTCGAAAATCCCAATCGTAAATCAGTACAAAATGGTAAAACACTCATTCTCAGAAGGCATCAACTACATCCCTTATCCCAAAAAAGCAAAAATAGACACAACTTTGGAAATTAAATACTTACAAGAACACTTCAAACTGAACAAACAACACGCTACGGAATACTTAGAACTTATAGACAAACGAGAACTAAAACAAATTACCGATATGTACAAAGAACGTGATTTGAAAAGTAAATAATACCCGTATGAACCTGTAAAGTGTTGAAATATAAAGATAAAATACTGGAGATATAACATGCAACAACACGAAACTAAAACGAGTACAGCTAGACTTCAAGATGTGGTTGAAGCTTTAGATATTTTAACTGAATACATTAGCGACGATGACTTGAGTGTTTTTGCTGAAGGGTTTGCTATAAATGTACGAGTTAACAAAGAAGTGCCTGACGAGCGACTTGTGAAGTTAGAAAACCTTGGGTTTTTCTATGATGATGAAATTGCGTGTTTTTATTCTTTTTTAGACGGTGGGGTTTAAAGTTGAGTGTTCAAGATTCAACTAAATAAAGAGCTTTACAACTTGCGCAAACGTGTTTCACAAAAACACGAACCTAGTAAAATAAGAACCAACTCTTTGGTTAAAATCAACTGACGGATCGAAAGACCCGTTGTATAAAGAACTGACGTTTGTTTACTTAGGGGATATTCCAAACATGCCAATGCACTGCGTGATTGCTGGAAGTTCTGGTAAGGTTTATTTCGGAATACACACCGGCGATTTAGTTGAATTGACTGAAGATGAAGTTTGAATAGAACACCGTACACTTACTTGATAAAACACCGAGAAACTGGAATGTTCTGCTACGGTGTTAAGTATGGTAAAGACGCAAACCCAGAAACTTTTTGGAAAAAATACTTCACGAGCTCTAAAAAGGTCAAAATGCTAGTTGAAAAATACGGAGTTGAATCTTTCGACGTTGAAATACGCCGAACTTTTCAAACACCCAAAGATGCTAAACGGTGGGAAGATCGGGTTTTGAGGAAAATAATCCACTGGGATGGGTGCTTGAACGTATCTTTAGGTGGAGATGCTATAAAAGCACACAAACACAGGTCTTTGATAAACAAAGATGGTTTGAGTAGCTACGACTTGGCAGCTTTGAAATGTAAAGAAACTAGGTTAGCTAGAGGTGACTACGACAATATGAAACCTCCGAATTTTAAAAATGAAATCACGTGTGAGTTTTGTGGAATAGTAACCAACGAAGGAAACACATCTAGGTGGCATGGAAAAAATTGTAAAAAGAACCCAGATGTGACTGAAGAACAACTAAACAGACGAAAAATAAAACAGCGTAGAGAATTAACAAAAGAACAAAAAGAAAACCTAAGCGTTAAATCAAAAAATAAGGTAGCTGCGTGGGATTTAGTATCTGAAAAACCAGTCCGCGTGTCTAAAGATAAGTTTGCAAAAGACCGTTACGTCGGAATTACTTCTAAAAAATCACCGCTTTACAAAAGGAACTTAAATGCCTAATTTTCAACAAATTGATAAACTAACCGACGAGAAATTAAAATCATTCAGAGAAAACAATTTGGCGGTTTTCACACATAATGATTTAGACTGTCTCGGGTGCTTGATAAACATCGAAAATGCCCTTCCAAACACAGAAAAAACTGTTTTCCACACAAATTACGCAAACATAGACGAACAAGTCGAATGCATTTGCACTTTCCTAGACACTGAAAAACCAAAAGAAATGATAATCTGTGATGTTTCATTCAGCGACAACAAATCAGCTTTGGTGAAACTCACCGGGTGCGCTAAATTAAACAACACGTCTATAACTTTCATAGACCACCACCTGTACCCAGATGGTTTTTTCAACGAATTCAAAGAATTCACCCTCGTTTACTCAAAATCAGTCTCTGCGTCAACGTTGTGTAATGCTTTTTTTAAAAAACAAAATACGAAAAATCACAATATCACAAAGTTAACGTACTTAATCGACGTCTATGACATTTGGCGCGATGAACTAGACGTTTTTGAATCAGCTCAAAAATTAAACAACTACTTCTGGTATAAAATAAAAAAAGATAACTTGAGCGTCTCTGAACTGTTGAACCTGTTCAAATCTAAAAATTGGTCAATACCTTCAGACTTCGTAGAAACTTTGAATAAAGTAAAATCTTACAACACCGCTAAAATCAAAGAGCTTAACGACCGTAGGCTTATTAAACGAGCTGGTAACAAAAGCCTATGTTTCGTAGATGAGTGTTTTAACGAAATTATGATCGAAGAGATGCAAAATGGTAAAGACGTCGTCGTTGGAATCACTTCTTTCGGGATTGTGCGTGTTCGGTTTAAAAAAACAGCCAACTACACAGAAAAGCAGAAGAACACACTGAGATTAAAACTAACCGGAACTGAAACAATCGGACACATGAACGCGTTCACTTACAAAATGCCATACCCTGTGAATTTTAACTCGGTTATGCAACATGCTCAATTCGTTGTGGAATCAATAACTAGTTTTGAAGCCTAAAAACTATGAATTTACAAAAAAATAACAGCGCAAGAGTTGAAACAATTGGCACTTGAAGGTGTTGGAACCGAAGAATTGAAAAAATACGACTTGTCTGAGATTACAAACACACATGGGCTGTTTGATGAATGTGAATTACACATTTGTCCGGATATGAATCTAACCAACGTCTTAGACGCATCAGAAATGTTTAAAAACTGTACGAATCTGTCAAAACTCCCAAATTTGAATTTAACCAACGTAACAAATGTGTGTTTTATGTACTTTGGGTGTAGTTCGTTAACAGAAGCTACCATTAGAGATTTGAACAACGTTGAATTTAGCGATGGTGTGTTTCAAAACTGTACTAATTTAAAAACATCAACTGTCGAACTTAAAAACACATTTAGTGCCACTAGTTTGTTCGCATAATGTTGTAGTTTGACCAAAGTTGATTTAAAATTTCATCACTTGGCACGCATGAACGTTACGTTTAGTGGTTGCGTTGCGATAAACTCAATAAACGCTGTTGGATTTTCAAACGTCTACGACGCATGTAGTGCCTTTGACTGATGTACGTCATTGACATAATCACCCAAAATTCAATTCAGAAATCTCAGACACGTTAATTTTATGTTCAACGGATGTACGTGTATAGGAAAAGTCAACAAAATAGACCTTTCCACAGTTCGAACCGCTTGTGGAATGTTCAACGAATGCAAATCATTAGTTGAACATTCCCGACAGTTGATTTAAAAAAAATTGCGTAGATGCGAGCGATATGTTTTTTGAATGTGAATCTTTAGTTAGTATAGAATTAGACTTACCCAACGTAACAGACACGCATTCTATGTTTTTAAGCTGCGGAAACTTACTAGACGTCAAAATAACAAATTTGAACCCATCAGCTGACGTCACAAATATACTATTCAACTGCGAGTCACTAAAACACGCATTTTTCCACCCTAATATTAAATACCAAGATGCAAAATCTACAGAACTACTCGAAAACCACCCAGATTACTTCATTTGAAATCTTTATATGTTTTCTTTCACCGCGTTTTGCAAATCTCTCGTATCAAAAGATATAATTGACAACTTCCCTCGTTTGTCAAGCGTGAAATTGACAACGTCAGAATTGATAATAATTTTACCATTTTTAGTTTCTGAATCGTCGTAATCCTTAGCATAAATTTCTTTAAGTTTGGACAACTTTCCGTTTAGTACTTTAGAATCGTCAACATTCCCATAATATATTCTGTTGCGAATTGGGTCGTCAGGATCCCACGAAAAATTAACTTCAACTTGTACTTCGTATTCACCATCAACGTCGATTCCACAATCCACGACAATACTGTCAGATGATTCCCGGTCATACTCGGGACTACGTGCCGATTCTTTAAGGTATGTTCTAAAATTCATATATTTGCTCCGTTATTTATATTCTGTTATTTATATTGACAAATTCCGTAGTTGATATAAGGACCTTTTAGTTTTGTATATAGATACACATTTTTTTTAACGAATAAAGCTTCATATTGAAGCGTTTTCATTCTTATAAGGAAACTAGTTATTGCGTTATTCGCGTTAACAAATTAAATGTTTACTTATTCCAACGATCGGTGTACAATGAGCATTGTCGAAAATATGGAGGTGCGAATGATCGAAGTACGAGTTAGGAATCCAAATCATGACAAAATACCAATCAACGTTCACAAATTCGCAGGTGGAGAAATCCAAGTGCAAGTGCAAGTTCAAGAAGTTGAATGTGCTCAATATATGAACGTTGATGAAGTTCATGTTAAAAGCACAATTTACAACGCTGACCATGTTATGGAACTTATGATGACTGTAGATGCGTTGTACCGAACTGGGG